TCAATAAATCCCATCATTGCGATCAACCTCATCCTTAACCATTGATGCGAGCAGTTCTTCCAGTTTCTGCGCTGACAGCTTTACCTGGTGATCTTCAGCATCTTCCCGGGCTATTGTGGTTCGCGCAGTGGCTGATTTTGCTGACATCACCACAGGGGGCAGACGGACCATTGAACCATGGCCTCCGGAACAAATAAGGGCAAAAATAACAACCACTATCGAAAGCTCACAAACTAACCGCAGCACGTTCCTGTATACGACGTGTCTGCGGCATAATCCCAATGATTACTCCCTGACAGGATTTGCAGGCCACTCAATATCAGGTGCAGTTGATGTATCAACACGATTCAACAATACCCGATATTTATTCCATGCCTCCAGCAACGATCTTTCTTCCTCCGTTGCGATTTCCAGATCTACAGCATCCTGCAGTGGCGCAATATACTCACTGAATTCCTGGATGTAGAACTGTGTGGTGACGGTCTTCCAGCCATTCGGCTCCTGCTGTATCGAAGCATACCAGGCTATTTCAATATCGCTATGCTGCGGCAGCATTTAACCCCTTGTAATTCATCGCCATAATTGATTTAATTCACAAATAAAACTATAACATGGTGAAATTAATGAAAAAAAACACAGATGATGGGGCTAAAATTTACACACCACTTACCCTAAAGCTTTATGACTGGTGGGTTTTGGGAGTATCAAATTGGCTTGCATGGGGATGTCCTACAAAGGAACACCTTCTTCCACACTTTCTGGAACATTTAGGTAACAACCATCTGGATATTGGTGTTGGAACTGGGTTTTACCTTACTCACGTACCTGAGAGTAGTCTGATATCTTTAATGGATTTGAACGAAGCTAGCCTGAACGCGGCATCTACAAGGGCTGGGGAATCAAAAATTAAACATAAAATTAGCCATGATGTTTTTGAACCTTATCCCGCGGCGTTACATGGTCAATTTGATTCCATTTCCATGTTTTACCTTCTTCACTGCCTGCCTGGAAATATAACTACAAAAAGCTGTGTAATACGCAATGCGGCGCAGGCCTTAACTGACGATGGAACTCTATACGGAGCCACAATTCTTGGCGATGGAGTTGTGCACAATAGCTTCGGTCAAAAACTGATGCGCATTTACAATCAGAAAGGCATCTTTTCAAACACAAAAGATTCCGAAGAAGGCTTAACACATATACTCTCAGAGCATTTCGAGAATGTTAAAACCAAGGTTCAAGGTACTGTAGTAATGTTTTCCGCTTCAGGGAAAAAATAGCATCCAACCGTAGCACGTTCTTGCTTAAGACGTGCTGCGGCATAATCCCAATGATTACTCCCTGACAGGGTTCGTAGGCCACTCAATATCAGGTGCAGTTGATGTATCAACACGGTTCAGCAACACCCGATACTTTTTCCAGGCTTCCAGCAATGAGGTTTCTTCCTCCGTTGCAATTTCCAGATCTGCAGCATCCTGAAGCGGCGCAATATGCTCACTGGCTACCTGCATCAGGTTGTTTTTTGTTTCTTCCGCCTCCCGGATCCGGAACAGTTTTTCTGCTTCCGTATCCTTCACCCAGGCTGTGCCGTTCCACTTCTGAAACTCCCCTTCCGGCGATAACCAGGTAACATTTTCCGGTAACGGACCGAGTTCAGAAATAAATAACTCGTCCCCTGACGCTACGTCATAAACCGTTTTACCCCGATGGTCTTCAACGAGATGCCACGATGCCTCATCACTGTTGAAAACAGCCACAAAGCCAGCAGGAATATCTGGTGGTGCAATATCGGTACTGTTTGCTGGCAGACCTGTATGAGGCGGAATATATGCGTCACCTTCACCAATAAATTCATTAGTTCCGGCCAGCAGATTATAAATTTTTATGGTCCGTGCTTGTTCACTCATTCTGAATGCCATTATGCAAGCCTCACAATATAGTTAAATGCGATGTTTTTGACGGTGTTTTCCGCGTTACCCGCAGCGTTAACGGTGATGGTGTGTCCATGTGAACCAATCGCAACGGAGTGCGTATGCGCACCAATACCTACAGTATGTGCATGTGCGCCAGAACTTGCTGCAGTACCAGACAGCGAGTGGGTATGAGCACCTGCTGACTGTGTCTGAATACGTTGATAATACGATCTATAGGAAGAAGTCTCCGGGCTTACTTGATACTGTGAATTCTGGACATAAGTGAACCCACCGCCATCATAAAATGCTAACGCAGAACCGCCGCCTCCTGGCCAACGAATACCATTACCATGAGTATGAACACCGGCAGACCCCGTAGAGCCACTCAGACTGTGCGTATGCGCCCCGGTGTTATTCGTGGATTTAGTGCCGTAATCAAACGACGATGTGGTTTTCGTCCCTAAATCCGTACTGGATGCGCTGGCGCTGTGGGTGTGCGATTTAATGCCGTCCTGTTCCTGAGACAATATGGCCCGACCACTGGCGGGCTTGCCCTTAATCATCCAGCCACGCATATCAGGGATCACGCCTGACGGATAAGCAGCTGCAAGTTTCGGGTAAGCAGATTTGTCAAAAGTCTGCCCCTGCATCAGGGCATAACCAGACGGAACGGTATCTGATGGCCACGGGATTGGTGCGCCGACTGGGTAGCTTTCTGGTGGAAGATTTTTCGAGGTATAAACTTCTGCCCAGTCTTCCTCAAAACCATAACCGTCTCTTGAAGAACGGTAGAACAGACCACCATTTCTGTAATGCGCCTTCATCTGCAAGGTCCGGCAACTTCCGACTCCGGTATAGAAGTTAACCAGAATATAGCTGTCGCCAGAGCGAGTGACATTGTAAGCGCCTGATTCGGCATTCCAGGGAACGCCCCCATCCGCATCGGCATACGTATCCGTTGCTCTTCTGGCAAAAGCAGCAACATGCGCAGCGGTTAAAGTGATATCAGTAGAACCATCAAACGAAACACCAGATATTTTTATTGCTGTCTGAAGTTTCGTAGCTGTATCAGAATTTCCCTTAATCCCCTTAGGAGAATTAAGTGGTGTATTGATCGTCACTTCACCTGTTGCGTTATTTACTGCAAATGGTCGAAGACCGTTCCAGCCACCGTACTGGTCGCCTTTATCAGTCATGAGCAAGTAAGTATTTGCTCCATCATTTCGCCATATGACACCGTAATCACCTGCAATCATCCTTAACGCGTTCTGACTACGGACAATAACTTCATCATTAGCGTAAATCTTATTCCCGCTAATGTCTGACTTACTCAAAACAGGATACGAACTATAAAATCCATTACCTTGTTTAAAATCTAAAATTAAATTTACCGCAACTGAT